TCGGAAGTCGGTTCATCTACAAGTCCCACACGGACGGTGGAGATCGGGAACCGGAGCCGGATACTCCGGAAGGCTTCATGATGCTGATCGGAGGGCGTCGATAAGTGCCGATTCGCTTGCTCTCGAACATCACCATAGGGAATCCCGCTGCGGCCACGGTCCTCAGTGGACTGTCGATTGAGGCGGTCTGGGTGTTGCTCCAAGTCTTGCGGGGCAACAACGGGAAGATCTTTGTAGGGGACAGCACGGTTCTCAACGATGGACTGGCCGGCGTGGAGCTGCAAACACCAGTGATTGGCAACACCTTGCCCTTTACCACGCTTCCAGGCCCGGGGAATACGAGCATCAATCTGAATGAGATCTTCATTCACGGCGAGATAGCCGATGACGGAGTGAACGTGCAGTACTTGGCATTGATCTAGGAGAAAAATGGGCGCAGTAGGCGGCGTAGCAATTCTCGGCGGGAATTTCGAGGCTCCAACCTTCCCAGAGGATAAGGTTGTCCAACGGTCTCTCACAGCAGGGACACAGGAAAACTCGCCCATTGACGCGATCATTCTTGACGCATTACCCCTTGGTGCGCCCGGACAGCTCGATTCCCATGCCTTTGTGTGGAAGGGCCATTCCAACGATGGAAGTCCTCACACGATCGACTGGAAAGCCTTTGTCAATGTCACCGCCGACGATGGGACAGGTTCGCTCTGGACCCTCCAGACTCGCATTGATGGGGCTCCTTACACCGACATTTTGACCGTCGACGACAACGGGCTCCTGACGGTCAGCGGTGCGACCTTCACCATGGACCAGCTCATCATCGACTCGGACAACACCGAGGCCGTGCTGATCCGGAAGGACGGGGATGCGGGTGACGTTTTCATCGTCGACACGGTCAACGATGCGGTGAGGATTGCCGCAGACACGACCCTTCTGACCTTTGGTGGTTCCAACGACGTGATCTTGGAGAGAGTTTCGGCGCGGGTTCTTCAGATGAACTCCGATCCTCTTGTAGACAGCGATAACGAACTGCGCATTGTCGCCAGGGACGATGCAGGAGAGGAAAGATACCTACAGTTTCTTGCCGTGGGCAGCAGTCAGGCTCGGGTTGCAGCTCTACGCGCCGATGGTGGCGGTCGGTTCGATTTAGAACTCTTCACAACTTCGGGTGATATTGAGCTTTGGACTGATGCGGTCCAACGGTGGACTTTCAATTCAGGAAGTGGTGGTAGGGATTTTGAGTTCTTGCCGTTTATCACCAACAGATACGACATTGGAACGATACTTCTAGCGGTAAGGGACGTTTTCACCAACAGCGTTCTGATCGGCCAGGATCAGATCGCAGCCTACGATGCCATCACCATCGACGGGACGGATCTGGCTGCTCCAGGTCAGCAAGACTCAGGGGCGATTATCCTTACCGGCTTGTCCAACGATGGATCAGCCCACGATAGTGACTGGAAGGTGTTTGTAAATGTGACCTCAAACGGTGGTGCTTCCACATTTACAATTCAGGAGAGAATCGACGCAGCTTCATTTGTCACCTACCTGTCAGTCACTAGCACCGGAAACTTTAGTGCTCCTTTCCCTGGACCCCACGCCTTCGGTGCGCCGCCTTCTGAAGACGTAAGAAACTACTTCACTGGAAATTTCGTCGGTCAGGGAAATGGAACCCTCGCGAACATCTGGGTGGACGGCATCCTGACGGGTGGATCTGGAGATGTCGATGGTATTTTTGGGAATCTGTTTGACTCCAATCTCCACACTCAAACAGAAACCGAAGATATAGATTCCATGGCTGAACTTGTTGTCGGAACCGGCAATATGGTTAACAATTTGACCGGAACTATTGAAAACGCTGCGTCTATTCTGATCCCTGGCTTACCCACAGTAGGCGTAGACAACGCCATGATTTATCTTGGCGGGATTGCAAGCAATTTCTCTCAGGTGGTCGGCACTTACGATGCTATCAGAATCGACCAGGCCAACCGTGGTTCTACGGGGTTTAACGACTCAGGGAAGATCATCTGGACGGGTGTGGCGCGGGATGGTGGTCCTCCTATCGACGCGGACTGGCAACTGTTCGTGCAAATGACCGCCAACGATGGCACAGGTTCAATCTTCACCATCCAGACCCGGATTGACGCGGCTGGCTACGCTGCGGCCTTCCAGCTCGACGTCGATGGTCTCACTATTTCAGGTGTCGGACCCCACGCCTTCGGTGCGTCCACTGAAACAGATAGAAGAATGTACTTTGCTGGAGCGTTTACTTCCATCAATTCCAGCAACACCGCTGCTCACCTATGGGTAGACGGTAATCTTACAGGGGATCGGTTTGACGAAGATGGCTTGTTTGGAACGATTTTGGACACCCACATCATCACCCAAACCGAGACCGAAGATATTGGGATCATTGCTCAACTGATCTTGGCCGACCCCACAATCACAGATAATTTGACAGGGACGATCTTCCAAGCTGCCGTTCTTGCGATCCCTCGTCCACCGACAGAAGGTGTCGATAATGCCTCTATCTTTATTGGTAGTAAAGGGGGGCCTCTTTCGCAGTTCACTGGTACTTACGACGCTATTAGAATCGATCAGAATGATCGTTTCAATGCGGGGTTTGACGATTCAGGGAAGATCGTCTTTACGGGTGTTTCTCACGACGGAGGATCCCCTCACGACGCGGACTGGCAACTGTTCGTGCAACCGATCGCCAACGATGGCACCTCAATCTTCACCTTCCAGACTCGGATTGACGCCGCTGGCTACGCTACGGCCTTCCAGATCGAAGACAATGGAATCCGGGTATTTGGCGGTGCTAATTTCAACGGTCAGTTCACGGCGACCACAATGGCTACTGCCTTGGTATCAACGCCATCCGGATCGTCGGCTACAGCTGTCGGTCTCATCCCGGCCGGGAGCTTTGTCATTGGAATCACGGTTCGCGTAACCACGACCGTCACAGGACCTTCGGGATTCGACGTAGGGGATGGGATTGACGTAGACCGTTGGGGCAACTCGATTGCCGTGGCATCGGGAACCACGACCGATATCACCGACTTTACTTCTGGGGCTGTCACGAACTTCCCGGTTGCCAATGATGTAGTGATCACATCAGACGGGGTGGATTTTACTGGCGGGGCCGTGAGGATCACCGTTCACTACCAAACCTTGAATCCAGCAACATCATGACCGATTTCGTAATTTCAACCGACCTGATTGTTCTTGGCTCAACCAGCTTCCTCGGAGGGCAAACCTTCGAAGGTCAGGTGATTATCGACCTAGATGATGCAGAGGCCCTGCTCGTCCGGAAGGATGGGGATGCCGGGGATGTGTTCACCGTCGATACGGTCAACGGAATTATCACAATAGGACCGACCCCCGTTGACTACGTCAAGTTCCTCGTGGCAGGTTCTCTCACTTCCGGAGGGGGATTCACCTTCGCAACCGGGGCCTTGTTCGCTGCAGATATCACCAGCGTAGCTGGCGACACCGGCCTGAGTCACGTTCGGATGGGGGGCTTTGGAGGAGGTTCTCTAACTTCACCTGGAACGGGTCAGTCGTTTGGTGCGGCTACCCTCGTGTTGGATGAGCCCAACCTCATCGTGGGGGGTGGTGATTCCATAGCGACAGCGGCTACGTTGCTCATTACTGGTGAGCCGACTGAGGGAACCTCAAACAATTACGGGATCCACAATACGGTCAAGTTGCGACAGGATGGAGAGGCTGACTTCAAGGGCGACGTTCTTTATTCCAGTCCCACCGCCAATTTAACCATGGGATCGGGAGTACCTCAAACCCATGCGCGGTGGGCTATGATTGGTGCTTTTCCTTCGGATGGCATATCCAACCATGCGGAAATGCTGTTCGTGGGGGGGACCATCACCGGATTTGCCGCAGACACGGTTTCTCTTGCCGGTCTGCTTGCGGATGCTTCGGTCACCACGCAGGGGAATAGCGATACCATTGCGGACGTTGCCCAGGTCATCATTCAAGAACCAAACATCACAATAGGATCTGGAGACACGGTCACCAATGCTTCGACCCTGGCTCTCATAGGTTCGCCCACGGAAGGCGTGAACAACTTTGCTCTGCGGTCCACCGGAGCTGCCCTTACCCTGTTCACGGGGCCGCAGTTTGTCATCGGGCGAAGCACCCCCCTTAATAGATGGCAGTTTCTACTTGCTGGATCTTTCACCTCGGATGGATCTTCGGACGAATCGGCCAAATGCAGAGTAGAAGGGGCATTGACCGGCGCATCGGGAGATACCGCTGGTCTGACTGGTGCTTTTTTCGACAGCAGCATCATCACTCAAACAGAGACAGAGAACATTGCCGACATAAGCCAGGTCCGGATTGACGAACCTGTAATTACCGACAACCTGACGGGTGACATTACAAACGCGCAAACCTTATTCCTAGTTAGTTCTCCCACAGAAGGTCTGACCAACTGGTCTCTACGGTCCACCGGAGCGGCTCCTTCTGTATTTCAAGGAGTCCAGTTCGTCATCGGTCGGAACACGCTAGAAGACTGGCATCAATTTGTGATAGATGGAACCTTTGTTTCTGGGGGATCAGCCAGTGAAGCTGACATATTAAAGCTTCAAGGGATTCTGACCGGAGCTGCGGGGGATGGTGCCCTAAATGGTGTGTTCTTCACTACGAACATCGTCACTCAAACCGCTACAGAATCTATTGCTGATATCGCCCAGGTCAAGATCGACGAACCGGGAATCACCGACAACCTGACGGGTGATATCACCAGGGCGCAGACTTTGCTTCTGAATGGTTCGCCCACAGAAGGTCTGGACAATTTTGCTCTGCGGTCCACCGGACCTGCTCGAACAATGTTTATTGGCCTGCCGTTCAGCATCGGAACCAACGTGGTCCAGGACGTTTGGCAATTTCAGATCCGTGGGAATTTCACTTCGGGCGGGGCTTCCAATCGGGCAGCGAAGTTCGAGATTGAAGAGAGCGTCATCGGGGTTTCGGGGGATACCGTCTTTCTAGGCGGGGCAGTATTCGGTGCACAGATTACCACCCAGACCGCAGCCGAGGTCGTCACCGATGTTTTTCAGGTCCGCATTCAGGAGCCTGTAATCACTGTTGGTGGTGGATCGAGCATCACCAATGCCCAGAGCCTCTTGATCGTCGGTGCCCCGACAGAGGGGGTCAGTAATTTTGCTATCCGCGTGATTACGGGCAATGTGTTCTTCGGCGGGGCTCAGGCGATCTTCGGAAACGGTACGGCGGCTCTCCCTGGCATCGTCTTTGAAGCTGATACAGATACTGGCTTCTATATGAACGCTGGCAACGACTCGCTCCTGATCTCGGTCAATGCCAACTCGATTGTCCGATTTGACCGAGCTAGTAGTCAACCGAGAGTCAATCTCTCCAACGATTGTCAACTGGCTTGGTTGAGTGGAGCCGCAGAAGGAGGGGGCGCTCAATTTGTTCTGGGAAGAGAAGTCCCTGATTTTGGGTCAGCCCCAACAGGTGATCTCTTTCTAGCTAATACGAACTTCAGTATTTATCAAAACAGAGGGGTTTCTACTGTCTATCACCGGACCTCCATCCGTACGGCCACGGAAACGCTGTCCAGTGTAAGCGGAGCTTCAGTCACAACGGCCAGCATCATTCCCGCTGGTGCGCTGGTTCTCGGGGTCACAACCGACGTTGATGTTGCGCTTGGAACGGGCAATGGGACGACTGGCTATCAGGTAGGTGACGGGTCCGACGCAGATCGTTGGGGTGCGATTACCGGCACCGGCACAGGCACGTTCTCCGATGATGCCGACTTCACAACCACGGTGGTTGATCGCTTCAGCGCAGCCGGGGCCGTGACAATCACGGCTGTTGGCGGCAACTTCGATGGAGCAGGAGACATTGTTGTGGTGGTTCACTATATGGAGATAGGAGCGAGGAAATAAATGGCACTTTCAAAAGGAGTGAAAGATGGGAACAAAAAGCAAAAGACCGCAGCAAAAAAAGCAAACTAGGTGGGACCTGGGGGCCTCTCAACGCCAGATGGTCGTGGGGATCGTGAGCCAGCAGAACAAAGAGATCAACGACGTGGTCAGCACGCTCAAGAGACACCACGGACGCGAATTGCTGGATACCGTCAACGTACTCAGAGAGGAGTTGGCGATTCCCAAGGGGATGAAGTTGGGCCTGGATATGAAGAATCCCGAGAAGATGTTCGTCCGGGAGATCACCGCAGAAGAACTGAAACAGGCTGTTGGACCGCAAGCGCAGCAAAACAACGGAGACAAACCACCTAGTGGCGACTGAAGAACGCAGCCAGCCTATTGACCTGGAGAATTTAGGACTCACGCTGTCCCGGCCGGGAGATGTGATCGAAGAGGGTCACTACGTCCGTAAGAACATGACCTCCAGGCGCACAGGCTTCATTGAGACTCGTGCGGGGAGCGTCAAGCAGAACGTCACGGCGATCCCCGCTGTGCCAGCTTTGGTGAACGCCCTGGCCCGTCAGATCGTGTCCGGGGCAGGGATCAACTACCAAGCCGCCGGCACGGAGATCTTCCGCGACTTCGTTTCTATCTCAACGGGTCATTCCGGGGGTCCGGTCGTCTTTACGGATTACAAGATCAACAACTCCCCTGTTCCCGACATGATCGCTTTCGAGCCGACCAAGCGGATCAAGGACAATGGGACCGACACCTTCCGTTTTGGAATCGCTGGTTCGGCGGCAATAGCAACAGCCGTAGAGGGCACTCAGCAATTCAAGACCATCGACGAATTTGAAGATGCTTCGTCCTATACACCTGTAGATGCGGTCCTGTCCGATGATGGAACCGATCCTCGTCAGGGAACCTTCTCCATGAAGATCGAGGTCGACAAGCTGGCTCGGGGTACGGCGAGTAAAAGCATCGTGATCGACCTGGATGAGTTCACCACTCCAGGTGACAGTGACGACCAGGACTTCATTCACTTCTTCCTCAAGATCGACATTCCCACGAACCTGAGAGAGATCCGGTTGCTCTTTGATATCGACCCAAGCGTGAATGATTTCACGCAGAATTACTACACCAAATCGGTTGCACCCAACGATTTCACTCGCGTCTTGGACTTCGATGCGACCTCCAAGGAAGGCCGGGACGGAGGGTTGCGGGAATTTGCCCTGGATGAGGCTTTCCTGACCGAAGATGACGACATTCAATCGGTAGACGACACCACTCTCGAATCTACCAGTCTCGAATCTTTCAATTTCCTCTCGGCCGTTGGTGGTGAGAACCAGTGGACCGAGGTCTTCATTCCGAAAAGGGACTTCCAGAAGGTGGGTGGTGAATCGACCACCTGGGCTGACGTTAAGGCTTTCAGGGTCGTCGTAGAAGCGACTGAGTGCGGAGATGTGGTCGTCAACATCGACGATGGCAAGATGGTCGGTGGTGTTTCTTTTCGGCTCAAGGGAGACTATGACTGGCGATTCGTCTACCGGAACAGCGTGACCGGGACCATCAGCCCGCTCTCTCCCACAGATCCCGACGTGACCACGGTGACCCGGAACCGCGCAGATGTTCTGATTACCTTTTCAACCGATCCCCAGGTGGACTTCGTAGATCTTTATCGTCGGGGAGGTACGATTCCTGGGCAATATCTGTTTGTCGATACCATAGCCAACGGAGTCGGGACGACAACTTTCAATGATGGCCTGGGAGATCTGAAGCTAGGCGAAGAGATTGATACGGATCAGATCGACGTTCCCTCTACGTCAGGCGTAATCGCTATCCATAACAATCGGTCCTGGCTGGACGACAGCGCGAATCCGGATAGGCTCGTCTTCTCCCGGCGCATCAAGGTCGAGGAGTTCGTTTCCAGTGGCTTCATCGTGGCCTCACAGGGCGGTGACCGGGTCCGGAGACCTTTTGCCTACAACGATCAGCTCTACTGCTTCACCGATCGAACCATTGTCAGGATCGTGGGTAGCGACCAGACTCAATTTCAACCGCTGGCAACGGGCGCGCAGCGGGGCCTGTTCTCGAGGTTCGCTCTGGTCCTGGGGGGGGGTGTGATCTTTTTCCGGGCCTACGATGGGATCTATGCGTTCACGGGCAGCGGAAGGGCTGAGAAGCTCACCGAGAAGATCGACACGCTCTTTGAAGGCTTCGAAGTAGAAGG